CGTAAGCCGTCTAAATTGGCTGGCCCTAGTGTTATTACTTTTACCGAAAAATTCATGGTGACAATGTTGTAGTTGAAACAGTCAAAACTTGGGGCGTCAATAAAGACACAAGGCGGGTTAATTTTTTCGGGGTCGAATACAACCCTTAGCCCTGTGATGGTTGCCAAGGTTGTAGCCAAATCGTCTATGGCCTCATTGAACAGGTCGGTGTAAACAGTCATCAGGCAACCGCTGGCCGTGGGATACCGGCTAACTGTTTAATAAGTGGGGACAAACCCGAAACTGTGGCTACGCCCATATCGCTAAAACTTGCGAATTGGTCAATGGCGCCACGCTGTCTATAAATTGACCCGCCCATCATAATGGTGGCTAATTCGACATCACCGCTGGGGGCCGTAGTTAAAGAGTCCGTATACCCTGACTCTTGCCTACGCCGAAAAATAAAATTGTTGGCGCTTGAAGCACATTGAGCCAAGAAACTGGTTTCGTCAACCGAAGCCAATGCAATGCCCAGCCATGTGCCTATTTGTGTGCCGGTCACCCAGGTGCAGGTTTCGGTGTATGTCAGGGTGCCTTGTGGGATTGCGGCGCTTCGGTCAAGGTTGTCGCCAACATCGTAAAACAACACTTGATTTTCAATGGGATAGTTGTAGTCGAATGTTAAATCGCCACTACTAGTTACACCTGTAAACAGGTATGGGGGTAAGGCGTAAACATTGTGTGTACCATTTAAACCGTGACCTAAGCCAGCCAGCGTAAACGGTAGACCCAAATCCAATTCAGGTTCAGTTAGCGTTTGTACAACAGCGTAATCGTCTAAACGCTGGTGAAAAATTACCTGGTATACAGCCATTGGCGGCTAACCGCCTTTCGACTAAGCCTGGGTGATTTTGCGAATCATGCTTGAGTTAGCGGCGAAAGTAGCGGCGTAACCAAACATTGACATGGTACGGGAAACGGTGCTGGGGTTTTCAACCGAAAGCAGGCCACGGTCAGCACGGTAAATTTCGTAAGCGTTAGCGTTGAAAATGACCATGGTCTTAGCGGCGAAATTGCGGTCAACGATAATGTTCAACCCAAGCGGGTTCATACCTGAGTATGAAACAGCAGAACCAGCGCCAAGGGTGTTCTGTCCGACAAGGCCAGGGGCGCCGATTGCTGGGAAAATTGGGCGCTTAGTGCTGTCGACTAGTTGACCAATCAAGCCCCAGGTTGCTGGGTCAACAGCAATGTGGGTTGGCAAGAAGTTGGTAGCGGCGGCTGAGGTAACGGCACAGTCATAAATCGACTTGATTAAATCTTCGGGGGTCAAGTCCCAAACACCATCAGCGGAAGCGGCGGCCACAAGGTTGTCACAAGCGAAATTGTCAATAGCCAACAAATACTGGCCTGCCAAGTCCTGCATAATTACGGCCATTGCGGCGGGGTCTGTAAAGTCAACCGTTTGGTATGACAAGGTTGTGGCACCGGCAAAAGTTTTCTTGGTCACGGTGTTGGCGGCGATAACGCTTGTGGTTGCTGACACGGCGTCAAATTGGGCGGCCTGTTCTGCAACGGTTGGGTGGGTTGTCCATGTTGGGCGAATGAAAGTTGCACCAGTACCGCCACCAGGCATTGCCCTTGTCCCGACGGCTGTCAACAGGGGAGCAATGTAGTTAATATCCGCAAAAACTGGGCCTAACAACGGCAAGGGCACAATACCGGCCACATTGGTGCTTGTCACATCGCCAGCGGCCGCTTCAATCGGCGACTTGTGGTACTGGCGGTAATCTTCCCAAACTTTGTTGGCGTTAGCGGCTTCAATTCCACCCTTGTGGATTGCGGCCATGAATTCAAAAGCGTTTGGCAAACGGGGTTCACGCTTCGCTGTTGCAAAAATCGGCGCCGTTGGGATAGTTACTTCTTCGATAACTTCGGGGGTTTCCATTGCGATTTTCTCCGTTACTGGTTCTACGGCTTCGGGTTCTGAGGCCGCTACTTGGCTTATGGTACTACCTTTGAAAGCGGCCGTGGGGACTAGCGAAATCTCTGTCCATTCGGCGGCTTCAATAACCATATTTCCTTCTTCGTCATACGAAAATTCTGTCGGGTTAACACCTACTGAAAGTTCCATAACATTGTCGGCGGCTAACACCAGGGCTTCGTTTCCTAAATTGGTGGCGCTAATTTTCATTGCGATAAGCATTTCAGAACCTGTGTCGACCCGTTCAGTTACGAGGCCCACCGGCATAGTGCTGTCGTGGTACATGAAAACACGGGGCTGGCGCCCGTCTACTGGTAGTGAACCTGGTGCAAACGAAACGGTAGTCCCATCGCTTACGGTTGCAAAAGTGTTGTATTGAACGGCTACGCCAGTAATTGTACGGCGGGGTAATCCGTCAGGGCCAGCGGCTTCGACAGCGAAAGTATTGGCGTTAAAAGTAATCATTGGGCTAGTTCTTCCTGTGTGTTTTCTTGTGGTGGTGTTTCGGGCATTTCAGGGGTTTGCATATATCCCATATCTTTTTCTTCGGTCATTAAGTAGTCGTCGGTGTCCCAACATACATATGTTCCACGGGGCAACTGTTGAGACAAGGCGTCAGTAATTGCCTGGGCGTACATTGACAGGCCGAAAGTCCAAAGGTCAGACTTGGCGCCTTCGCTATTTGTGTAGGCGTAACTACCTGTTGAAATACCCAATAGATACGGGGGAATATTGCACAAGTTAGCGATTTGCTTACTTTGATATTCGGCGGCGTCAATCAAAAGCATTTTGTCAGGCGTTGCTGAAGTTTCTGTGTACGACAAGTATTCGTTTAAAGCGGCTGTTTGGTTTGTTGCTCTCGCCTGGTTGAACGCTTCAGCCAATGCGGCCAGTTCTAAAGCGCTTAACGGTTCCCCACCAGTTTGTTTCAGTACGCCTGCCGGTATGGCGCTACTAGCGTTTCGATAGCGGGCATCTTCTAATTTAATTGCTGTTGCTATCGTTTGTTCACTCATAAAAATCATGCCTTGGGTTGGGCTGTAAATCTGTACTACATCTTTGGGGTCAATGGCGCCACCGTTGAAATAGATTTCTTTTGATTTACCAAACCACACGGGGCCGTTTTGGTCGGGCGTAGTAATAGACCCTTGGGGTAGACGGGTGGCCGAAGCCATGTAACCGTCTTTGGTTCTAGAAGTAATAAAAAGGAAACAGCGGCCAAAGAAGAAAAGGTCATCAAATACCCAAGGGAACAAAAAACTGTTAGGCATTTCGGGGTCTAGTTGTCGAAGCCAGGAACGGGGCGCCAACGGTACTTTTTCCATTTCGCCTTCGGTTTCGTTCCATCTTTCGCTGTGCATTTCTAGTTTCATGCTGGCAAGAACTGAAGCCATTAAATCACGGCTTCGACTAATGGCGGCCACAGACATGGCACGGTTTCGCAATAGTCCCGCCTGGTATGACCACCAGTCACCAATCAGGTTTGGGCCAGCAACTTGGGAACTGTAATAGGCGCCACCTACAGCGGCGGCTTCAATTTTCGGCTGGGGACTAATAGCCGCTTTATTCACTTTGTTACTACTAAAAATTCCCATGTCGGTTTTCCTTTTGGGGGTGTCCCTGCCCTGCCCGACGCAGGACAGGGACTAGTGAAAGATTAGCGTTACCTGAAGTCATGGTGTCGTAGATACGGCAAACATGGGTTTACCTACAACTTTGGGCCGTGACGATTCAGCGATAGCCCAAACCATGCACCGGCACAGTTCAATCGGGCCAGGCGATTTTTGGGAACTCAGAACGACACCACCGCCAGTTTTAGTTAGCACAGCACGGTTGACATGTTCAGCCAAAGACAGTTCACCACGGTGCCTAACTTTGCCTTCAACAATCATTTTTTGAATAAGGCCCGAATACTTTAGAAGTTCCCCGTAACCAATGACCGATGTCCTTCGTTCCAAATTTGGCGGTAAATGTAAATGAAGCGCTGGCGTAATAACCAGCCTGACCGAAGTATCGGCCATAACCCGTTCTATTTCTTGCCACATTAAATCTTCGGTGTCTACCATGAATTCGACACAAACATGGGCTTTGGATTCATGCACCGATGACCTGACGCCCACATAACGCCCGTCTGTTAAGTCGGTATCAACAGCCAACACGCCACCAATCGGCATTCCTGTATCGGTCTTTTGTTTATCCCAAACGCCTGGTTGAAGCCAAGCACCACGGGCAGACACCCACATGTTTAAGTGTGCCCGTAAAAAACTGTCTTTTTTAGATACGGCTCTCAGCGCCTCGACTGTCACGGTTTGGCCCATGGCTGGGTTGGCTTGAATCCAATTTGTTTCTAGTCGGGGGTCACTACCTGGCTTCATGCTGTATTCAGCAAAGTAAAGGTTGCCGGTATCGCCTTTGTCTATTTCGCTTATGGCCTGTTCTCTAAATTGAATCATGCAGGCGCTTGACTCATCGCCTGCCGTTGACCACATAGACAACAAAGGGTTAGCCCTGGCAATTTGGCTTGGGCGTAATGCTTCATCAACTACCGCCGCTGAAATATTCCACAATTCGTCGATAACAATAAGGTCATAACTACCGCCGTGAAGATTCGGGGTTGCCGCCCTGACTTCCCAAGTAGACCCATCAGGCATTTTTACCGACTTACGGCCTAAAGCGTTAGCGGCTTTTCCCCCAAATTTGTCAACAAGTATTGGGGCAATAAATCCAAAGATTGCTTCGGCCCTGTCAAGTTTGTTAGCAACCGAAAGCACCGCTTGGGGCTTGCCTCGAAGCGCCGCCATTTCAGTAATCCACCAGCCTATTAAAGCCTGTAGTGCTACGGACTTGCCCTGTTGTCTAGCCGTGCTAGATAGTGCTTCACGAAATTGCAAATTACCTTTACCGTCATGGGACAACTGACCGTTAAGCACATGCTTTTGCCAGGCCATCAGTTCAATGCCCATATGCAAAGTAGCCCATTGGGAAATCCCCTCCCCAAAACTGTGCTGATTTAAACCCGTTGTTTCAAGCCTCGGTAAATGCTGTTTAGTCGCCGTTAGTTCCGGCTGGTTACCGCCAGTTTCCCCCAAAATGTTTGTAAAGCATGGGGTCGGGCTC